TTGGTCGAACCGGACGGTGTTGCTGTTACCGTATCGGACGGGTTTCCGGTCGCGCCGGAATTGGCCGCTGAAACGCGAAGCGTGTAGAGCACGCCATTCGTCAGGCCAGTTACGACTGCGTTGGTGTCAGTGCCGACCCCGTCATCAAATACCGTCCAGCTCCCGCCCTCTGGCAGATACTCGACAATGTAGTCGATGATCGGTGACGCGCCCTCGTTAACAGGTGCCGTCCATGTAAGAGCGACCGCTCCGTCCCCTTTCGTTGCGATCAGGTCAGTGGGGACACCTGGAGCAAGTACACCCGGAGTGAAGATGTATGGCCCGGCAGTGTCCTGCGTTGCGTCGTTCCTTACCACAAATTTGATCGAATGAGGTCCTACCAACCCGGATGGGTAAGTAGGAGTTACGTCTACAGCCCCGTTATCCAAGGCTTGCGTACCCGTGAACGCAGTCGTTCCGGTCCAGTTACCGGAAAAGTCCACGGTAGGTTCACCATCTGTTGTGAGGTATCCGGCCCAGTCCGCGTGCAGGGCATACTCAAAGCCAGCAGTGAAGCGATCTGAGTCGTCATCCCACAGCGGGGAAATCCATTTGGCGAGCGCGCCGCCTGCGACATAGTGTGTCGTTCTCGGTGCGCTGTCTGCGTCCACTACGCGCTGATACACCGTGAGTTCGTAAGCGGTGCCGACTACCCCGCTTTCCGGTATGACCATCGGGGTGCCGTCAGTGTACGGAACAGACCCAGTTTCGAGCGTCGTTCCTGTCCATCCACCAGCGCCATCTGGCGTCGGGAACACGCCGCTGCCCGACCGTGCCCAGAGAATGTCCCCGGCGTCGGTGTCTGACTTGAGGCCCCACTCCTGCGTGACCGGGTCAAACGGCATGTTCTCTGTCAGGATAGGGACAACGGGCGGCTGCACCGCATCCTCGACCCGGACTACCATTGTGTCGCTGTCGGTGCCGCTGACGTTCTGCACGATAATGTCGTCAACCGCCGCTGTGAGCACGTCTGGATATGTGATCACCGTTCCGACTGCGGTACCGATGGTTGCCACGATGGTCTCGATTGGTCCTCCGCTGTTGTACGTTTCGACGTCGATCTGGTGTGGCAGGTTCTGCCCAAGCACAAAATCTACCTCGTTAGGTAGGCTAAGGTTCGGAGGGGCCACCCACGTCATGTCCGATCCGGTCGTGGACCACGCCCCCGCACCCTGTTCGTTGATCGCACGGTTGCGAACATAGTAGGTTGTGTCAGGGGCCAAGGCCGTGATCACCTCGACTTCGCCAACATTGGAGATAACTGTCCAGTCCACTTCGTTATCCGCCTGATAAGACAGGTCATAGGATGTGACAGCAAAGCCGTTGCTGGTCGGCTCTGGGCCGCGTGTGACCTGAATGGACGTGGCGCTGAGAGCCACCACGGTCGGCGGCTGCATCTGGTTTGGAATTGTCGGGATCGCCTCGACAGGACCGACGACGGGCGAGGCGCTGATTACCTCTCCCGCACCGTTGCTGCCAACAGTGACATATCGGTAGAACCAGTTGAGCACCTGCGGCGGCGATGTCACACCGCTTTCACCAAGGTCGGACCAGCCAGTTGTCCCGTTCGGGGACGCTTGCCACTTGGTCGTGATAGTTGTGTCAGGGCCATTGATAGCCGCTTGTGTACCAGTGAGCGTAGTGCCCTCCAGTGGGTCTCCAGCAATGGCTGTGGGCGTGACAAGTGATGGAGCGGCCAGAACAAGCTGGTTGGACCGACTGGTCGAGACACCGCCAGCGGCATTCTCCGCTGTCGCCACGACGCGATAGGCCGCGGCAAGACCGCTTGAGGGAAGCACGATAAAAGGAGCGTTTTCCGATCCGACTATAACTTGCGTTGCAGTAGTCCAGTACCACCCAGAAGTTACAGCGTCACCCCATACAGGCTCTACAGTAAGAAACAATTGGTTGCCGGGAAGCACGGCACCAGTAATAACTGGTGCTGTTAGCAGCGGTGGACCGGCAGGACCGCCACCAATCGTTCCAAAAAACTCAGACCGATTGCTGTCAGCTTTAGCTAGCTCTACAGTGTTCTGTTTCTCATAGTACGGGTTACTACGGTCGTTTCGTCCTGTCGGTGGCGTTGCCATGTCTGATCCTTACCTAAGTAGGTTAAGTAAATTAGTTAATGTCGGTATTGCGGGAGCCGCCAGCGAAAGAGCCGCTTTGCGTGTTCGACTTAGCGCCAGTTGCGGTATTTGTATTTGACCCGGCAGTGAACACGTCCTCGCGAATTACAGACACAGGGTTACTGCACAGTAGTATACAAAGCGGCTGCATAACAGTGTAAAGTTGCGTTTTAGGCGTAGTAGTTGCCATAGGTACGCCAACAACAGCAGTGTGTTCGCACCCCGTTAGAAATACTATGGATAAGCTTATGAGCATCTTCATGGCACAGTCTCCAATGCTACCCAAGCGCCCCCTAAGGAAACGACTGGCTTGTTAAGGACAGGGTCGAACATCAAGATACCATCTTCGAGCGCGCGCTCGTCTCCAGTCATGTGCTGCAGAAATACTGGTCGAGCATTGTTAATCCCAGACGTAGAGCGCTCTTTGTCGAGGATATACTCGACTAACTGTGTCGCCCACAGGCGCAGGTCTCCGGTCGGATATGGGGGAAGTGCGCCGCTCATCGGAAGCCGCCTCCTATCGCCTGCACATCAAAACGCATTGTGCCAACTTCCCAGTCATACGTCAGACCGACAATCTTCATACGCACTTCCCTGCCTAGCACACCAGTAGTAGAGATTGGATTTTCGTATGCGTACGGGCCGTGCGCTACGTCAGGTTCAGTCGGCATCTGCCGGGTATAGAGAATAAGGTCCACGCTGTCTTTCTTCTCTGTGTCAGGGAACACATAGCGGACCGCCATGTTGCGCTCGCCGTTTTGAAGTTCTAGCGGCCCGCTCTCAACGTATGCTTGCCCGTCTACCATAATAGTGGGCTGTTCGTGGTTCCATATGACACCGTCCGGTCCGACCATAACTGGGGAGCGGAGAGCACCTCGGTCAATACCAGCCGTGCGGGCTAGTTTACCGTATGCCCAGTGTTGTTCTACATAGTCGTAGCAGAAATAGCTATCTACCTCAGACCCTAGTTTTGACTGGTAGAACCACCACACTTCATTGTAGGTGGAGATAGTCATAGCGAACATCTTTGACGCTTGCCTAGGGTCAACGTCCGACTGTAGATAGTCCATGATTTCACACGGGACTTGTTTAAGAGTACCGTCATACAACCAGATTTTACGCAAGCCCAGCCAAATAGCAAAACGTTCTGTCTTCACAACTCCATGCGGAGAGAGTGGTTGACACTGCTCACCGACCTTGTTGAACCCATAGACGAACGGCGCACCTAAGTAGGTAGCGACCTGAGCATCTGTCTCAGACAAGATAAGTATCTGGTTCTGCACTTTGTAAATACCAATAAGCAGTCCAGTACCTTCGAGAGACTGCGACCCAGCATAGTTAGATACAGTAGGAGTCCAGTTTGTGTTGTCCTCTTTGTCGCTCCAGATAACCTCACGTATGTTATTTGGACCGTTGCGTATGCCCATTACAATGCGTTGATCTGTGACAATGGTATCAATCATCTCAGTAGGCGCGTTCGTCAACGCAACAGCGTTCGTCGTGTCAGGAGCAAACTCCCACGTGCCCTCGCCGTTGCTGAACGTGGCTATCAAGTTTTCGCCCCACGTATCAAACTGCCATCTGGATACCGGGACCGCTTTAGTGTCACTGGGGTTTCTAGGAGTACCGTAAAACGATGTCCCGTACACCCCAAGGCCGTAGCCGACTTGGTTCACCACAATGTTGCTATCGCCAATAAATCCCGCTGGTGTGATGTCAGTGATGTTATTGCCATCGTCCATGAGGAACAGGCGCTCATTTGAGCCGAATACGGTAAACGCCCGCCCTAGCTGATCGCGATAAGAGATTGCGTCACGGATGGTTTCTGTATCGCTGACGCGATTTTGGGCAGGTATACCGGACACCTGCCGCTGCTCCCATCCACCGATTGGGCGGATGGAGCCATCGTGCCACCTAACTAGGTTACAGTCCGTCCATCGGCCACGAGCCGAATACGGGGTGCCGTTACCCATGATGCCGCTTGGCAAATCTATGGGAACAATCGGCATTAGGCGACCCTCTTCCAAACATGCACCGCAATGGATGGCTGTACGTTATTGTGCGCGGCGCTACCGCCATAGAAGCCCGACGCGAACGGCGCTAGGTCAACGGTGACACTGTGAGTGTGTGCGCCAGCGCTCCCCGTAGTACCAGTCGCGGCAGTGTTGGCATAGTTTCCGCCGTTCCCGAAGCCGCCAGACGTGGAAGGAGAAGCGCCACCGATGATGAAGCCGCCTGTCCGATCTGGTCCGTGCGCGTGCGCGCCATTTGATACAGTTGTAAAGGACTGCGGCGGTGCGTCAATAGTGTGTCCGTGGCTCGGAAGCTCGTTGTCAGCAAGCACATGCGTCTCGCTGCCGCGTTCTTCTTCCACGGTCCAGTTGTGCTGCCCGTTGTTGCCAACACCAACAAGTGCCCTACCTTCAGCGTATGGTTCCCATTGGCCGTAACCTAGTGAGGTGGCGGGATCAGCCGGATCACTAGAAAAATACAGACCGCCTATCTTTACTAGAGCCTTTGCCTCAAGATCAGCAATGCTGTCCTGCAACGTCTTGAGCAGCGTGTCGATAGCGCCCCAGTTGTCATTGAGCATCTCGCCCCATAGGCTATCGTCCGCGCCTACGGTCGGCTGCAAGAAGTCATAGTTTGGCGTTTGCGTAGGCATAGCTGGTTCCTTACGGGCGGGTATTCAGTTTGTAGGCCCCGATGCGGCGGGAGCCTCTTTGAGTGTGTCCAGAAGCGTTGCGCGGCAGCGGCATAGCTCCATACACACCGCGCTCTCTCTGGTGTGCGCTCTCTTCGTTCAGCACGGCAACGGCGTCTTTATATAGCCCCTGCCACAGCTGTACGCGCTCATCTTCTCGCAAAAACGGCGCTGTCTGGTACAAGGTAGCGTAAAGAAAGATGTCCGGTTCCCGGTCATTGAACCAACTTTCATCACTAGTTTTGTAGTCAGCAATCTTGCGCACGTAGTCAATTTGAAGAGAGCGGGTTGGGTCGGCAGTCGGCCCGCATAGAAGCAGCGCGTCACCTTCGAGAGAATAAATGGGGCGCCACTGGTTGTTATAGCGGTCACGAGAGCCATACACCTCAGCAGGGGAGACATATGTAAACTCACCCAACTTGTTCGACGTGTCAGTGACTTGCCGCATACTGCGGTAGTCTGCTGGCAGTGGGGTCAAGTCTGTTGGCGTGGGGAGGTAGACAGAGGTGTGGCGATACTCGTCACGTACTTCGCGAGTGAGCATCGCCTCACCTTGCCTAATTAGGTTATCGAGGTTGTCTATGAGAACCTGATCGCCCTTTTTCCACAGGTACGAAATGATGTAATCTTTGTACTCTTGGTAAGTCATCACACGTACCTCTTCTTGCGCTTAACAGCGAATTTAGCGAAGTCGCCGGATTGCAACTTCTTTTTCGCGTAAGCAGCGAATTCTTTTGTCCCGATAGCGGCGCCGCACTCTCTTGCCCAGTTTGCAGCGGTCAGGCGGTCGATAGAACCGAGATGCAGCATCCCGCGGTTATTGCGGGATGGGGTCTCTATTTCCGACGACATACTGACAGCCTGAATGATCGGCTCGGCATCAAGAGTTTTCTTGATGATAAGCCGACCATCGCTATCGAACCCTACGGTCTCTGTCCGCTTTTCTTGGCGGAGCAGATACGCTTCATAGAGTTGATTTTCGCGGCCTGACAACTTGAGGTTCAGCGCCGCTTTCTGGAGAACCATCTGTAGATTCAGCGGCTGTCGTTGTTGGTTCATCGAACAGTTCTTCCATGTCGAGAGTGATCGCGTTGAGTTTTTGGAAGTGTTTGGCCTGACCTTGCGTCAGTTCCAGCTTTTCGCCCGCGGTCTTGCGTACACCGTTCATGTCAAAGACAACGTGGTGCTCTTGCACTACAAATGTCTTTGTCTTGGCGGTATCTGTGGTTTTGGGGGGTCGTGCCATCGGTGGGCTTCCTTGTTGTATTTGGAGAAGGCGCTACCCAATTAGGTTAGGGCAGCGCCGCACTGAGGTCGAGATTACGCCTTGGTGTTGTCCGTGTCAGGGATCATACCGTGGGCGGCCTCGTTGTCAACTTGCAAGCCGTACTCCATCCACACAAGTTCGCGGGTGGAGTGCCCTGTCTCGGCCAGCGGCTTCGACTGCACGTTTTCGAGGTACGCCATGCGGACGTACTCGGGGTCGAGCACGTACACTGCGTAGTTGTCGTTGTCGGTCGCCGCGTTCAGCGTAGGCTGGAAGCGGTTGGGAACAACGGTCAGGTCGCCAAAGTCGCTCTCGTAGAAGTCGATTGAAGCGTTCAACCGACTGTCGATTGCGTCCTTGAAGCGAGTGGAGTTGCCTGTAAACGTAGCGGACAGGCGGCGCTTGTTGCCACCGTTCAGCATGATCACAGAGGGCTCTGCGCCCGCGCTCCAGCCCAGTTCGATGACGTCATTCAAGGTTTCTTCATCGAACACGCGGGTTGAAGTACCGTCGGTCCATCCGGTTTCAGGATAGCCTTCGTCACCGCCCGAAAGAGTTGGTGCGACAGCACCGGCAACGGCGGCGACGTTGGTACGCAGGAATGTCGGGAACCCGGCAGTGACCCTTGCAGTACCGCTGCTTCCAGCGTTGGCAGGTACGTTCGACAGAAGCATGACTTCAACATCACGCTTCATCTCTTTCATTTTCAGCACCTTCTGCTTTGCCAAACGCTGAACGTTCTCAGCAGCGGCATCGACAGCTTCGGAGGTGTGGCTGACTTGCACCACTTTGTCCGAGATTTGGCACCAGTTCCAGATACGCTTGGCAAGCGTACCTTCGTCGTTGGCAACGTCGTCGTCGCCTTCAACAACGCGGTTGGTCGCGTCTGGGTCTTGCAACTCGACAATCGGCCAGTCGAACTGCTTGTTGGTTACGGAGCGAGAGCCCGCCATTTCTTGGAAAGGGCACTCTTCGGGCGAAATCATCGAGTACGCTTCCTGCAAGTCCTCACGGATCACAGTGTTGTCGTATGTTTCGATTGTTCCAGCTGTTACGGACATATCGTCACCTAATTGGGTAGTGGCAGGTTTTTTAGTTTCCTAGACCCGCTTCTTTGCTGCGATGAAATCAGCCACGTCATCGACCTTACCGCTTTTTTGTGCGGCAGCTTTTGCGGTCTTGACGAGTTTCGCCTTTGCAGTCAGGCGATTTTGTGCAGTTGTACCCCGTGGTCGGAGCGTGCGGGTCTGATTTCGGACCTTTGTGGTTTTGTCCTCCTTGGTTTCTTGCGTGCCTTGCTTGGACTGTGTCATGAGCTTCCTGTACTGTTGTGCGTCATACGCCATCTGATACAGGCGGTAATCCCGCGCCTCGTTTACTTCTTCGTCTTTGAAGCCGTAATGCGACGCCGCTTCAAGAATGTCCTTGCTAGCGCGCTCTTTTTGTGCCGGGTCGCTGCTCCGCAGCGCCGGGATCACCTCAGTCAGCTTTTGAATTGTTTGCCGCTTGAGGTTATTTACAAGCTCCTTTTCTGTCTCAAGATGTTTGTTAAAGGCTTCGGAGAGGTCGGCTTTCTGTTGCCGAATTCTCTCTTGGTCCTGTGTGTAGTAGTCGAGCCGCTGGATGTACTCAGCGGGGTTGTTCTTTTTCAGGCTCTCATCCGGCTTGGAAAAGAGGGGAGTAGCGATCAAGCGGTCAAAGTGCTCGAACACCGCAACAGCGGCGTTGCGAGCCCTCTCGCTGTCTTGTAGCGCCTTCTGCCGCTCGACCAGCGCTTCCTGCGTAGCAGTGCGCTGGGTCTCAATGAGTTCCAACTTGTCCTTTTCAGCAGTATAAAGCTGCTTTAGGTTTTTGAACGAGACCTTTGTGTCGTCATCAAGCTGAAACTCGGTATCGTCATCAACCTCAAATTCCCCATCTGATCCACTTTCATCAGCATCATCTTCGTAGGGTGCTTCAGGCTGATCGGGGACGTCTTGATCTTCGACGCCGCTTTCATCGACAGCAGTATCGTCTTTTGCAGGGGTGTCGGTATCGTCGTCAATCTCGACATCCTCTTCTGCATCAGCTACCTTATTAGGTACTGTCTGTGCGGTCGGTACCGGCTTTGGCGGCGTCGGTTGTGGCCGCGCCGCAGCGCGGGTCTCGCGCATACGCACGGTGTTCTCAGCCATCATCGCAGCAATGTCATCCAGTGACTTGCCGCGTGGTGCTTCTGCTCTGCCTGCTTCGTCGCTCATTTGTCTTTCCTCAGAGAGTCTTCGCCTATGTGGGAAATCCACTCAGCGAATTGTTTAACGTGGGTCAACTCGGCGTGTGAATCGAGTATCATGCTGCCTTCGGACGAATTAACAATGTCCTCTTTAAGCTCTTCCAGTCGTGTACTTAATAGCACACGAAAGTCGTTGTTGTCAAGCAGATTTTTTGCTGCCTGTGTTACTTGCGGTGGGTATGCGAGCATTGGTGGCTTGCTCCTTCTTGATTTCTAGTTCTCTGGCCTGTTGGCCAACTTCTGCCAATTTTACTGCACGTTCTAGTACGAGCTGATCGCGCTTGATGTCGAGTTCTTCTGCCGCTTTGGTGGCCTCGAAGCTGAGTTTCTGCGCTTCGCGCTGACTGATAGCGGCGATGTCCAGACGTTTGAGTTCTGCCTTCTGAGCCTCGACCGTGATAAACGCCTTGGAAGGGTCCATCGGCTGGGACTTCTGCGCCTGCTCTTGTGCAAGCTGCGCCTGCTCTTGCTGCGCTTTTGCCCACTGTTCCTCTATCTGCGGTGTTACTATGTTAAAGTAACGACCGACATTATAGATAGAGTTGGCCTCCATCAGGTCTTCCAAGGTATTGTATATCTGGGAGTAGGACGTGAACGGGTTGTTAGGACCGTACTTGTCCATCACCTGCTTTTGTTCGTTATAGATAAAGGTCAACGCCGCTTGTTTCTGCATAGGCGACGCAGTGCCTAGTCCGACCGCAGGCACCGCTACCGCATCTGGATCGAACATCTGGATGTTGATCGGGATGACCTTTCCCTTGGTCTTCATTAACCTAATTGGGGAATGGTGCCTGATGCTCAGACGCAGAAGTAGTTTGAAGTGACGGATAAGACCAGTTTCGATGATATTACGTACCATCAACTCTGTTTGGCCCTGTCCTGTCATGATAGTGTTCAGAACGGCGTTCTTGTCCGTAGACTGCATAGCGTCGGGATCAAGCCCCTGTGCCGCTTTTGTGACGCCAACTTTGTTCTGAACATCTTGGTCAAGGTACTGCAAAGCAGCCAGATTTCCTTGGCCCGTGAACGGTATCTGAATGGTCTGTATTGTATCACCTGCCCGCTTCCTTATAGGTGCGTTGATGGCTGGGTTCATCAAATCGTCAAAGTTGGTCTTTGTGGGGTCAGCGGCAATCTTTGCGCCATTAGACGCATGTGCGTTGTCGATCATGGCCCGCAGCAAAGACGTGGACGTGTCCTGCTCGTTCATGGTGAGGTCAGCCATGCTGTCACCATACACCGTAAACGGAATGGGGTTCGGGATGATGAGGGAGAACGGGCTGTCCTCTACTTCTTCATGATGCAAATAAGTGTACGAGGTGCCGCCCAAGTAAAACTTATATAGCTGTGTCTGTCCCTCGCCTTTGAGGTCGTACTCCACATAGGCTTCTGTGAGCAGAAACTGGTGCCGCAGTACGTCAACTGACGACGGGTCATTCTCTCCCTGCTTAGCATATCCCCTGCGCGCCATTGAAGAGCTGGTTTTGTCGGACTGTTCCGGGTCTTCTGCGTCCAGTGCTAGCCAGTCAGTACCGTCTGGTAGGCCCATTTCGAGCGCCTCAGATACAGACACAATGCCTTTTTGGCCGTGTACGCCTCTCGCTTTTGCTTGCTCTATGGAGTTGACATTGCGAGAGATAAAAAACTCGTAGTTCGGGACGGCCTCTTGGATAATGGCGCCGTTTTCGTGTACGCGGTAGCCCTCTACGTTGTAAAGTGTGACGCCACCTAATTGGGTATCGGTAACTTCGTAGTCTTCGACTTCAAATGTGTCATCAGCCAACAGGCTTTCGACAAACTCAAACGACACGTTTGTATAGCGATTAAAAACGGGCTTCGGATTGGGTTCCCACGCCGCTTTTAAGACGCCTATCTTTAATTTCAGCGCCTCTACCAGCGCGTTGTAAAGCTGATAGTATCCGTCTGTTTCCCAGAAAAGCTGCGTGACGTACTCGGCCTGCTGCTCCACCCATGCCGCGTGCTGTATCGAGGTCGGGAAATAGTCAACGGGCTTTCGCGCGTGTAGGAGCGTGCGCATCACGGATGGTAGTGTATTCCGAATGGCATCGCGCACTTCGGTTTTAACTACGTTAGAGCGGCCCTCGTACTCTTCTAGATCGGTGCCGCCTTTATAATATCGTTCGGCGTCTGCCCAGTTACTTTCAAGCTCGGACGTAACAAAGTCATCGGCATCCTCAATGAGAATACCGAGTTCCGTGATCGCGGTCTCTAGCGTGATACCGGCTGTACCTTGGACGTCTTTGCTTGTCATGACTGGTTACTTCTTGATCTTCTTGCCCGCGTAGTCGCGCAGGTTAAAAGAGCGCTTCGGACCGGGGAGCGTGTCTTTCATCGGTTTTTTCTTGGCGGGCTTTTTGCTGGACTTTTTCATGGTCACTTCTTCCCTTTTTGATATGGGTATTTGTTGCTGGTAGCCTTTTTCGTGAAAAGGTTACCAGACACACGATCAAGCAAGTCTTTGCCAGTCTCGCTGCGAGTGCGGCGCTTCATAAGTTGCCGCTCATGCGGGGTCAGCTTGCTGGAGCGGGCGGTCTCCCTGATAAGCTGCTTTGCCTCATTGTGCGAAACCGACTGCATCCGCTGAACATCTCTGTCCCCCTTTGCTTGGGATTTGCCGGAGCGCTTGCTGGCGTTGCTGTCCCGCTCGTATGGCCGACCTGATCCTTTTGGCATTGTTCGTTACCCCAATTAGGTTATCTTTAGTTCGGAGGCGGGATCACCCACCAGCAATCTCCGCCTCCTACTGGCCGCAGGCAGTGCGGTTTCGTGTGTTCTGTTACGCCCTAGCGAATTTGTTGAGCGCCGTCAAGTATCCGCGCTGGCCCTTGGACCGTTCCGCGTGTTTGTTCGCAGCGGCGAGACCGCCATCGCCCTTATGGGGCTTGCAGCGCGTGTTGGTCGAGTGCGCGTATGCTTTCGTTCCCTGATTAGGGAATTTCGACGTGCTCTTGTCGTTCGACGCGCCAAACAACCCGCCGGAGTTCTTCGGGGCTTTCGGCCAAATGCTGCGTTTTCCGCGTATCGGCATGTGTTACCTCGTTGGGTTACGGATTTGTATACATACATGTATACTAACACACATATGTATGCGTGTCAAGTACTATTTTTTGTTCTAGATGCGTTATTTACTATGTATAATACGTTTCTGGAAGATGTGCCATATTTCCTCCCTAAATAGGTAGAGGTGCTACCTTGCGCATACTCCTCGCGAATAGCAGCTACTTCGGCGTCTGATAGCTTAGCTTTTGGGTGCCGCTCACCAGATCGTGCTAGGGCTTGCGTGCCGTGCTTCACAGCGTCGTTGTAGTTGTCTCTATGTGTTCCCCAAGCAAGGTTATCTAGCGCGTCGTTCAGCGAATTACCGTCTAGGTGGCGTACTACGGAGTTTTCGTTAGGCGGCGCTCCAACATATGTCTCCAGCACCACTCTAGCGGCCAGCATAGTCTTGTTCAAAATGCGCACCATCTTATAGTTACAGGTCACTGAGCCTATAGGTCGCCCAAGCGATCCTACGATAGTTCCATCTGTGCCAACTAGGTAGCGAGTGTCATGCGGGTACGGTGTCATAGTGTTCTCCTTATATGCTACCTTATACCGCATACTAACTCAAATGTCAACACCCTATTTTCGCCGCACTGACACGTTTGGAACCTTGTAATTCGCCATATTGATCTTGCCCCACGAATGCTCGTAAGAACCTATCCGCACGTTAGCACCATCTGCGAACGTTAGCGCAGCCGCATCGTACAAGTTTGGTGACGCCACTCCCCGCTTCTTCATTTCCATCTTGCTCTCTAGCTGTACCTTACCTGTTGAGGTAAACTTTTGCTGTACTTCGGAGCACTGTTCGGTGAACGCATCGGCCATCTCTGTGGGCGCTATCGCTACTTCTCTACTCTCCAGCCACTCACGCAACGCATATCCCAACTCGGCTCTCAGATTCACGAACCTGTCGGACATAGAAGATGTCTCCGCCACGTTTACGTGGACTACTGGTAACTCCAGTTCCAGCAGCCGGTCGGCCACGCCCGCGCCCAATCCGATGCTATCCACGTAGATAGCGACTGGACGTAACCTAATTGGGGTATGGTCGTATCGCTGTTTCAACCAGCCAACGACGTTCATCACATCGGAATACCGCAACAGCTTCAATTCGGTCAAAACGTTCGAGGACCGTTCGCAAAAGCCTGTTGGGTCGCCGCCCCTTCCGGGGTCCACGCCCCACACTATGTCTCCGGTCACTGCCGACACATCTCGCTCCAGCGCCGCGGTCACGAACGCACGCGGAATTACGCTATCTTGGCCGCTTTCTGGGAACTCGCCCAGTACCCGCACGCGGAACTCTCTGCTGTCTGCCCCGTATGTGCGCAGCTGCGATAATATATAGTCGTCGGACACCATCGTGGAATCACGGCAAGATACTTTCCGTGTCCACCACAGGTCTTTCAGTATCGTTTGGGTCTTGTAGAAGAACCCGCTCGGTCTCGTTGGGTTCCCGATCAATATCGCTATTGAGCCCTCTGTGGACAACGCGCCTTGGCCGGTTTCGTACACTACTTCATCGACGCCGCTTGCTTCGTCCACCAAGATCATGACGTGTGTAGCGTGAACACCCGCTAACGCTTCGGGGTTCTCTTTGCGTGCTGTACGAAACGATATGAAGTTGTTCTTGTCGTCTGGGTACCGTACTACACGTTCAGAAGTGCCGCTTAAAGAGGCGCTCATCCAACTAGGTAATCTCGATATCCACTTGTTTATCTCCGGTATCAGCCCGTCTTTCATCTGGTCCGCGCTCGGTGAGGTCACGATTATCTTGACGTCGTCCCGGAACAGTAGAAAGTGCAGCGCCAGCATCGCCACCAGCGCGGTTTTACCTACACCGTGGCCGCTTCTTATGGATAGCTTCGTGCCGCCGCTGTCCAGTTCCCGCACTACTTCAAGCTGCCACGGTTGCAGTTCGGCTTTCAGTATCTCTTTTATAAAGTATTCACGCGATTGGATGCATTTCGCCACGACTGCTTTCGCCGCCGGTCTCTGGGCGCTGCTCAGGCCGCTTAGGTCCATAGTTGCCGCTTTCTCAGGTGGGTTTCTCTCTTGTAACCTAGTTGGGTGAGATTGTCAAGTCTAAATTTTTCACAAACTATCCGAAAATTTTTTGGAGGGCGCTCCGTCTCACGCTGATGGTGTTAGTCCAAGACGGGGACTTTCGAGGGCCGGGGGTGGGGGGTCGAAACCGCTACACAACTAGCGGCTGTGGTCTGCTAGCCCAGGCTCAACCTGTGCGTGTGTCGGGTGACGCAACGTCAAACGTCATAAGTTGACGCAACGTTACCTATTGACAGGGTAAATGCTGCACTGCGGCATTTCGTCCGCTGCACTGCGGCGAAGGTATGCACCAGACGCATAGCTGCTCCTACCTATAGTAGGTAGTAGACCGCGAATCACTACATATTGTGTCAAGCCATAGGCATTCAACTCCCGGTTGAACAGATGTTAATCGTTGTTACATATAGCCTCACACTCGATAGGAAGCCCATAGGGCGCAATCTCGGTATCGGCAGGCCGTGACCCGTCAAACATTTTCTACGCGCCCAGTGAAGATATTCACTTTCTTGAATGTATGTAAGTTGACGCCACGTCACTTAACTAAGTTGCCGCCTGCCCCTTGAAATCCAGAGTTGCCGCCCTACACGCGCATTGCGCGCGGGTGCGCGAATAGAATGATGTGTCGCCACCGGACTGACGGAAGCAGTCGGACGCCGCTCAAAAAACCTTCCCCGCCTTCCAAAACCTTCCCCAAACTAGGTAATAATACAACCTTGAGTAGAAAAAAGCCCTAAAAAAGTTCGCAAATGTACCCTCATTAACTGCTATTGCAGGCACCTTCCCCCAAGGGAGGGACCGCATAGCAATGGGACATTTTGGCACCTATCCCATTGATTTTAAAGGATAATTTTCCTTCCTAATCTAGTGATCATGTACATATCTAGTGAACAAAAAACACCCATTGAAAACAAAGGATAATTTCCCCCTGATATCTAGGAGACGTTTCTAGAGATAATTTTGGGTCATTTTTCGGTTATTAGATATCCAGAGAGTTTTTGGATATGGTCTGCCTGCCCTAGTGATCCGAGTGCCCCACCATTACTAGTAATCATTCAATTATCGAAGTTGACGCCACGTCAACCTTGCACTTCCTAGCTAGGTATGAGACAAGGGTGTTACGGAAGGGATTGGCGCTAGTCATACCGACCGGGCGGCCTAGCCGCAAAACCGAACCGATGGCCCAAAATGCGCATATGCCATAGCGCTCAAGTATCCGCCAAGACATAGTGGCGGATCGGAACCCCGGCCGCGTCCGATATGGTTAAGCGAAAGTGATAGCAAGCGAGTACAAATCTAAAGGGAGGTGGCGGCGAGATGGGCTCGCGGGATGATAGGACTAGCAAAAAGAGACAAGCACAGTGGCCCTAAGCTAATGAGTACTTACGGGAGTTGGAAACAATGACCGAAGTGAGTTAGCAGAGCTTGTTTGAAGACGTGAAAAATAGTAAGGCGGCAACGTGATAAGCGTTGCCGCCTTATCAGTGTTTCACGTGAAACAAAATCGAAGTTAGATTGGAGTTAAGAAAATGGCTAAATCAATCAAGGCGCAATTCGCAGAGAACTTGAAAAACGGCGAGAGCAACGGCAACGCAAAACTGCGTATCCTGTGTGATGCGGTAGCGGCGTACATGGAAACACCGGACTGGACTAACTTAGCTTGGGGCATCTTCTACTGCGCAAATGAGCGTGACCGCAAGCGCATGAGCGCAATAATTGAGGCGGTGACTGGTCTGACGTTCAAAGCGGATGCGAAGCAACCGACTGGACTGCGTGCGGTGAAGAGCAAGGCTAGCGCCGAAACGAACAAATTCGGGCTGCTTCAATCGTACTATGAGAGCGGCGTGTCGTTTCGTTCCGACGCACTGCTGAATGATGATGGCCTTCCCGCACTGTTGTCTGAAAGTGGAAGTGGGCCGAAACTGCGGACTGTGGAAGAGATAGTGCTGGCCGCAGTGCGCAAAGCACGCCGCGACCAGCCCGAATTGGCTACAAACGTGCGGCTGATTGCGGCATTGAACTCTGCACTTGCCGCCGATTGAAACTTGACTGAAACCGTAACCTAATGAGGTAAACTAAAATGATGATTGCAACATACTCAAGCTCGTCAATCGGCCAAGCGTCGACTTTCATTCATTTCGACCTGTACGAAATGACCGACGGATTTCGTGAGCGTCCTGAATGGGCGAAGACCGCGATGGTGTCGCACCGAAACGGTGTGTACGATTACTACACCGTCACACTGTACGATGAAATGAGCGAAGTCATTGCAAAAGTGCGCGTTCCCACAAGTGCGGGCCGTGATGTGGGCGCAACAGTGGCGTCTCTCGCTGCACTGTATTCGGAGAAATGATCATGAGCGTTTACTTGAGCGGCAACGCCAGCAGCGGATACATTCTGTGGTACAATCCAGAACCTAGTAAGGTAATGTCGCGGGCCGTGCTGGTCCAGCACTATCTGGAATGGTCCGAAGCGCGGTGTGCCGAGGAAGCATGCAAGAACCTGCTGGCGGCAATTGACCGGGTGGATGTGTCAAGTAATCCTTGGTGATTACATGAAATGTGTCCGGTCTGACCTAGCTAGTAAACAAATAAGTGGTAATGTGTACCGCACGTATCCGTGCGGTGCATTGTACTGCGTATTGAGAAAAATACCAGTTGACATGCGCGCATGTGTATGTTATAAATGTGTGTCGGGCAATGACGCCCGGCGTGCTTAACCCACCTAACCTAATGAGGTAAGACCAATGCCATTTAAAGCACCCAAAGGAACCGAAGTCCGCGTAATGGGCGACGTCGCACAAGTCACGCTCACCGAGATTGAGAGCGGCGACGAAATCATTCTAGACGCGCAGTATGTGCTGATCGTCGATGAGGAGAGCGGCGACATCAAAGGACACCGCTATGTCCTCACGAAGACCGAAAACATCATGGGCAAGGAAGTCGAACTGTCCGCCGCCGCCGTGTCAATTGACAAAGCCGTGGACGGGTTCATCGTATCCGAGATGCGTGGTGATCCCGCTGACTACGAAGTGAGCGGCACCGATGACGAATACTTCTCCCAGAAATACGCCGCGCCGAAAGAAGACAAGGACGATATCTGGAAGAACAAGGCGTTCGCAGAGCAGCTTGAAGCGTTGACCGCTGCTCGTGGGCAGACCGAAACCATGCTGGCAACAATCCGCGACGATGACACCAACGCACAGGAAGCGCGCAAGCAGCTTGCTCACGTACTGGTCGGTGTGATGGAAGTGGTCAAGTCTCGCAAGGCGTTGAAAGCGTGGGCGATGGGCAAGGACGGTGAAGGCGCGAACATGCCGCTGCTTGCCCAACTAGGTAAGGGCGAGAACGCCTTGACCGAAGCCATGCGCTTTGCCCAAATCTCGCAAGCTGAGTTCAACGTGCTGCCCATCGGCATCACAAGCGGCAAGGGCGTGGACCGGCACGCAGCACAAGCGATCAAGGCAATCGTGGATGACGCGAAGCCGCAGTCGCTCAAGGGCGTCGATCTGACCACTGACCGTGCCGACATTGACGGTGTGGAAACAATCCTGCGTCATGTAGCGGCCAACGTGTTCAACGTTGCCGATGCACTGGAAGCGGATGACGCCGGTCAATATGCGTTGCCGCTGAACGCAATGGTCGAGCGTGTTGACGAGACATCGGAGTTGTGGATTACCGAGTACGTTACCGACTTCGGTAAGCACATCAACACGTACAACAAAACCGAGTACGAAGCCGCAAAGCGTGCTTACGGTTACGCCCGGCTTTGTTCCGGCGGCGGCGGTATGCTTGCTGCCGGTGTTGCGGAAGTGACCGCATACGATGCGCTTGATGAAGACGACGGTAAGGGCAAAGGCGAAGTTCTTTCGCGTATGTTCTC